GGTTTAAATACTGAAATCGCAGATACTAAAACATACATGAGAGATACTAGTATTAGAATGGAACAATTAGCTACTAGTAGTGAAACCGTTGCAACATTGATGAATGTTATGAGCGATACAATGAAAGATTTTATGGATGAATTAGCTAAGATGGTTGGAAAAGGAGGACCAAAATCTTTGGAAATTCAGCGAGAATTAAACAGTGTTCAAAAAGAAATTAGAAATTTAAAACCACCAACAGAAAAAGATATATTAGAATCTTTGATTACTAATATGGGCACTTCAGTTGATGATGAATCAAAAAAACTTTTAAAAAAGTATGACGAAAAATTAGCAGAATTGAAAAAACAAGAACATAATTTAAAAATAAAAAATTATGCCAATGAAATAGAAGAAAAAAGAAAAAATATAAATGATTTTGATGAAACAACTAGATTACAGATAGAAGAATATCAAAAAAATAATCCAACTCAACCAAAAACTTCATCAACAACTCAAATAACTCCATCTACTGCAGTAGCTTCGACAGTAACATCACCTGCAGCTCCAACAGCAGCATCGGCAGTAACATCATCTGCGACAAACTCCAGTGCATCTACTGGCTCAACAAGTAAACCAACTGTTGCGGCAACATCTGTTGCTCCAAAAAATAATTTACCGCAATCTCCCTCAGCCACACCTCAGTCTGAATTAATATCTGATACTGGTTTTGCAGCTAACACCGGTGGAATTGTACAAAATACAAATGAATCCGATCAATCTGACAAAGGAACAAATGTTTCTCAAAGATCATTACCAGGATCATTGAATATTGCAACTCAAGATAATAAACATATAGAAAATATGTCTATGAATCTTAATGATAAATTTGCTCTTTTAATTGATTTACTAGAATCAAGTAACTCAATGACTAAAAAGAAAATGCAAGCAACAATGGCTTAATTGATAAATACTAGACATTGAAGATGAGATATGTCATACAAGAAAAAATTTACTAATAAACACGGATCACTAAGTCCAATTTCAGGAGCCAACAGTAACGAAGGTTCTTGGAATGGCGGAGCTGGTATGAATCAATCACCAACAGGTGGTTGGGATAATAATTTTGCCTTTAGAAACTATCAAAGTCGTTTACCAGAAGTATATACTGGTCATCCAAATCGTATTGAACGATATAATCAATATGAAATGATGGATTGTGATCCAGAAATCAATGGATGTTTAGATATTTTAAGTGAATTTTCTACACAGTTAAATGAACATAACAAAACTCCATTTGATATACACTTTAATGGTGAACCAACACAAACTGAAGTAGAGTTGATTGGTAAACAATTACAACAATGGTGTAAATTAAATGAAATGGATGTCAGAGCATTCAAAATATTTAGAAACACTGTAAAATATGGTGATCAAGTATTTCTACGTGATCCAGAAACATTCAAATTGTTTTGGGTTGATCCAACTAAAGTAGTTAAAGTTATTGTAAACGAAAGTGCAGGTAAATTACCAGAACAATATGTAGTTAAAGATATCAATCCAAACTTACAAAATCTAACGGTAGCAGAAAAGACCAGTACAGATTTTCAAGCACAACCACCAACTGCTGGATATAGTGCACCATATTCATATACTGTACCAAATGAACCATATGGTACAACAGGTACACGTTTTAGTTTAGGTGTTAATGAAATGGCAATTGATGCCAAACATGTTGTACACTTATCATTGACAGAAGGTCTAGATCGCTATTGGCCATTTGGTCAAAGTGTATTAGAAAATATTTTCAAAGTTTATAAACAAAAAGAATTGTTAGAAGATGCGGTTCTGATCTATCGTGTTCAACGAGCACCAGAACGTAGAATTTTTAAGATTGACGTTGGTAATATGCCAAGTAATATGGCTATGGCATTTGTCAATCGTATTAAAGATGAAATTCATCAACGTAGAATTCCAAGTATTCAAGGTGGTCAAAGTATTGTTGATGCTACTTACAATCCATTGTCAACAAATGAAGATTATTTCTTCCCAGTAACAGCCGATGGTCGTGGATCTAGTGTAGAACTTATGCCCGGTGGACAAAACTTGGGTGAGATTGATGACTTACGTTACTTCAATAATAGATTGGCACGTGGTTTACGTGTTCCAAGTAGCTACTTGCCAACTGGTCCAGAAGATAATCCAACACCATTAAGTGATGGTCGTGTTGGTACCGCTATGATTCAAGAGTTTAGATTCAATAAGTATTGTGAGCGATTACAAGGTTATATGAGCAAAAAACTCAATGAAGAGTTTAAATTGTTTATGCGTTGGAGAGGATTTAATATTGATAGTGGATTGTTTGACATTCACTTTACTCCACCACAAAACTTTGCTAGTTATCGTCAATCAGAATTGGATACATCTAGAGTTCAGACATTTACTACTATGGCAGCTTTACCATATATGAGTATTAGATTTGCCATGGAAAGATTCTTGGGATTAAGTCAAGAAGAAATCAAAGAAAATCAGAAATTATGGAAAGAAGAGAAATCTGAGCCAGAAGATCAAGAAGCTAAAGGTTCTGATTTACGTAGTGTTGGTATTAGTACTGGTGATATTGATAGTGATTTGGAAACTGCCGACAATATTGAAAGTGATAGTGAAGGAGAAGAAGGTATAGCTCCAGAAGTTACTGCTCCAGTTGGTGCTAATGATCAAACTGCCAGTCCAGGTGCATTGGCAACTCCCCCTCCGGTATAATTTAAATTAATATCCAACCTTTTACGGATTTTGCTTCGTTTTTTATTAATTTGCAAATGTTTGGTCTATCGTTATCTGATAAAATTATTTTACAGAAATCATGACATGTGTATGTCACGACTTCATTTGTAATTTTGTGTTTAAAAGTAAATAGAGTAGAATTATAAGCTGGATTTTTACTTCCTCTTTGTCTATCTTTTTGATCTTCTCTTTTCATTGGATTATTTTCTGATATTTTTTGTCTAATTTCTTTTCTCTTTGCAAAATTATTATTCCCACTCATTCTGTCACGTAAATTTTTTGTTTGTTCTGAAGTTCTATTTCTAGATGGATGATTATTTCCAAGATTTATTAAACTTTTAGAAATTTTATTTTTTACTTCTTGTTTTTTACATGAACTATATTTTCCAGACGCTCCACCGTCTCCTTCTTCCGGTTTTAAATTGGCCCATGTTTTTTTGTTATATGAATCTACATCATCAACAATGTTCCATAATTTACTATAATACATTCCCCATTCTTTGAGTTCTTGTTTTGTTAAACATTCTTTAATTACTATAGTAGAATGAGAATTGCCATGTTCTCTAAGATGTCGTTTCCAATATGTTCCTGATCCTTTATATTTAAATGGATCTCTTATTGTCTGACATAAGTATTTTAAACCGGTTTTATTGTGAGTTTTGACTACTAGATAAATAATCATGCTGATTGCTCCTAATAAGCATTAGAGTAGTTGGGTCTGATCACCGCGAACTACAATAGTATTTATCAAATTTGATAAATAACATAAAGGACTTTAATTAACATGATGCTATTTGAATTTTACTCACATGCACCTCAAGGATATCAAGATGTTGAAGATGATAAATCTCAACCAGAATGGGGTGAGTCACGCAAAACCAAATTAACACTTGGTATGATATCCAAGATTCGTAAAATGAACGAAGTTCAAAGTTATGAACGAGCGATTGATTTAAAAAACATCAGAAAACAATATGGTGCCCCACCAGCCGAGAGCGGCGGTTTGTAAATTTATACTATATATTTAAAAAACCCATAAAATGCGTACATATTACGCTATTTTTTTGGCTATTCGCTAAATATTAATACAAAGCCATTTACATAAGGAGATTTTAAATGTCTACAGCAAAATTTGAAAAACTTATTGATCTTATTATCAATGAAGACAATGAAAGAGCAGAACAATTATTTCATGAGATTGTAGTTGAAAAATCTCGTGATATTTATGAATCATTAATTAGTGAAGATGAAGTAACAGGTATGATGGACGAAGTTTCTGATGAAATGGGTAGTGAAGAAATTGGAATGGAAGGAATGATGGAAGACGACGATGAATTCATGGATAATGAAGAAATGGACGGCGACTATGATACTGATGGTGAAGAAGATGAGTTTGACGATGAAGTTGAACTAGACGGTGATGAAGAAGGTGAAGAATACGAAGAAGAAGAACTTGAAGATCGTGTTGTTGATCTTGAAGACAAACTTGACCAATTAATGGCTGAATTTGAACAAGAATTCGGTGGTGACGAAGAAGAATTTGGTAGTCAAATGGATGATAAAGACGACCAAGAAAGTGACGTTATGGAAGCCGTTGAATTAAAAAAGGTTTCAGTAACACACACTGACGGCGCCGATGGTTCATCAAAGAAAAGTACAGTAGATGCTAACAGTGGTCAAAAAGGTATGGCATCAAAGCCAGTTAATTTTAGTGGTAGTTCAGAATCAGTTCCTACTAGCCCAAAGAAGCCAACAAATTATGGCGCTAAAGGCGAAACAGAAGTTAAAGGTGCTGGATCATTCAAGAACAAAGTTGGTGGCGATGCTAGCAACGGTTCAGGTAAAGGTGAAAGTGCTCCTAAGCCAACTAAAACACAGGCTAGTGGTACAAATGAGCGCAGTGCGGTTCCAGAAAGCCGTCGCACTACCAAGCGTAGAATTTAAAGGATAAGGTATAAATGGCTTTGTATCTTAGAGAGAACTTAACATTCGACAGAGCGAACCTCATAGTCGAATCAGTTAAGGAAGAAGGTGATAAAAAATCTCTTTATATGAGAGGAATTTTTATCCAGGGTGGGGTGAAGAACGCAAATGAGCGTGTTTACCCCGTTCCTGAAATTGAACAAGCCGTAGTAACCTTAAACGAACAAATCCGAAGCGGTAACTCAGTATTGGGTGAAATCGATCACCCAGATGATTTAAAAATCAATTTAGATAGAGTTAGTCATATCATTACAGAAATGTGGATGGATGGCGCTAATGGTTTCGGTAAATTAAAAATTATTCCAACTCCCATGGGACAGTTAGCTGCCACCATGTTGGAGAATGGAGTCAAACTCGGCGTTAGTAGTAGAGGCAGCGGTAACGTTGATGAAGCTACAGGCAAAGTCAGTGACTTTGAAATAGTTACTGTGGACATCGTGGCACAACCCAGTGCTCCAAATGCATACCCAAAAGCAATTTATGAATCATTGATGAACATGAAAAATGGCCATCGTGTTTTAGAAAACTTAAAAGGTACAAATTTGGACAAGGATGCTAGAGTTCAAAAATTCTTGAAAGATGAAGTAGTTCGTCTTATCAAGGAATTGAAATTATAAAAGGGGATATCAATGTTTGATGCCATCAAACCATTACTTGAAAGCGGAATCGTTACTGAAGATACAGCCCAAGCCATTAATGAGGCATGGGAAGTAAAATTAAACGAAGCTCGCGAACAAGTTCGTTCAGAACTCCGAGAGGAATTCGCACAGAAATATGAGCATGACAAGAACGTAATGGTAG